GTATAGCCCATTAATGAATGGGTCAGAGATAGCTAGGAAGGTAGGAGTCTCTAAGCAATACGTGAGTAAGGTTTTAAAAGCAGAAGAATTACCTAATTCTGCTCCCAGATTTCATAAACTTCCTCGCCAATGTGACCTCTGTGGGTATTCTATACTTCAAAGACAACGTTTTTGTTCCCCTAAGTGTCGGGAAACTTACTTATATTTGGTTGTAACCTGCTTCTTTTGTCGTGCGTCCTTTAAAAGAAGGCGTTCTGATATTGCATTAGGGCATAGAAGAGAGTATAATCATATCTATTGTAGTCAAAAGTGCTTCAATAGGGGGCAAAAAGATAGATGAGGGAGGCTTATGGATATTACAGACGATTTAATAATTCAATGGGAACCCAAGATACAGAGGTTTTTAAATACATCCTTTGTATTGGGCATGGATAGGGAAGATTTAGGACAAGAATTACGGATTGCAATTATAAAAGCTGCGGATGGGTTTGATGAATCTAGAGGAACTTCTTTTCATACGTATTTACATACAACAATGGTGAATACATTACGTACTTTAATCTCTAAGGCTCAAAAACAGCACTTTATTCATGAAGCAGCTAGTATAGATTCTTCCTATGCGTATGATATTTCTTCAGAAGATACAAATTATTCTCCAACATCCTCTAAAATTCTTAAAGCTTTAGAAGACCCCATTACAAAAAATAAAGATCAAGAATTTGAAGTCCAAGATCTGTTGATTAGATCTAAGTTAAGCCCTTCTGAGATCTCATTTGTTAATTTACGTATTGAAGGACTTACTATGGAAGAAATTACTGATGAATTAAATGAATCTTCTTATAAGTTACGTCATAGTTCTAAAAGAAAATTGGAAAAATACTTAACTAACGTTAATTGGTTAGGAGATGGTGATGCCAACTAAGAGAAGAACCAGACGGGGCGGTTTGAGTAAACCAAAGCCCTTGACAAACCCTTCACAAAGTCTTAAACTCATGGGAGTGAACCAACAAACAAGACAAGTGTGGTTAGTTGCTGAAGTTACTACCTCAGCAGAGGCTAAACAGTACATTACTTCAGAAGACCAGACGGAATACTATTTGATGGATTCATATAATCAAGTTTATTTATTAACATAGGAGAAAAAATGGAAAGTTTTGATTTTATTGAATCTGGAATTGTTTTAGGACTAACTGATTTCGACCAACTTAGGAAATTCAAGCACCCTTCTAAGGATTTTGCAAAACATGGAGATGCCTACAGGTTTCTAACCAAGTATGTAGATGATTATGGAGAATTCCCCACCATTTCCCATTTATGTGAAAATTATCCTACATTAGATACTTCCGCTAGTTCATTAAACTTAGAGTATGCAGTAGATAAATTTAAAAACCAAGTTTTGTACAGAGAAATAGTCAATGTCTTTAATACAAACAAAGAAATTCTAAAGGAAAACCCGAAAAAAGCCTTTGCACAAATAACACACAATTTACATGATATAAATATCATCTATGATGAAGAAGTAGTGGCTTATAACAATGGGCATTCTTTAGATCGACTTGAAGAATGGAGAACTCGTACCAATAAAAGACAAATGGGGGATGGCCTCATGGGAATTAAAACCCCCTTTAAAACTTTGAATAATTTAGGGGTAGGTTGGTTACCTGGAGAATTGATTTCCTTATTTGCCCGTCCTACCGTGGGTAAAACTTGGATGAGCATCTTAGTAGCGGCTATTGCAGCGTTGCATGGACATAAAACTCTATTGATTTCTACAGAAATGCCTGTATCTGCCATTAGTTTACGAGCAGATGTAGTTATGGCAAACTTAATGGGGTACAAGCTTTCCCATAAAGCTCTGAGAAATGGTGACCCTATAGATGAAGAAACTTACAAGAATTTTTTAACAGAACTGAATCAACAGAACTTACTTATTTGTGACCATATAAGTGGGGAAGGTACAATTACTATTGAAGGAGTGGCAGGTCTTGTTAGAAAACACACTCCAGCCTTTATAGTTCTAGACGGTATCTATTTGGTTACATCAGGTATTACTACTAGTTCCAGGGCTAATAAGGCTATGTGGGAACAGTCTCATGCTTTGTTCTATGCTATGAAAGGATTATGCCTGTCCCAAAACGTAACTATGTTTGCAACTACTCAAGCTAATCGGGATGCTGCGAATGTATACATTCCTCCCCAACCAGAAACAGTAGCTTTTGGTGATGCACTCCTTAGGGCTTCGGATGTAACTCTATCTATGGCACGGGTAGAAAATGATAATCAAAAACGTGTGATTCAGTATCAAAAATATAGGGATGGAGAGGTAGATATAGACATGTCCTTGTTAGAATGGGATGTAGATAGAGGTCATATAGAAGAAATAGGCAGTAAATTCTTTGGGGATAATGAGTATTAATGAATTGGACTAACATTCTTATAGATGCAGGACTTCCAATTCCCATAGATAAATCTGAAGTAAGTATAGTTTGCCCCTTGCATGATGATAGAGTTTCGTCTTTATCTATCAATACAGATAAAGGTGTGTGGATTTGCTTCGCTGGATGTGGACAAGGCTCATTAAAATTTTTTCTAAGTAAGTATTGGCACATATCTTTGTTGGCGGTGGAGACGTATTTAGGAGATAAAGATGTAGAACTAGACATAAATTTCTTTGATACTTTTGAATTGGAAGAGGCAGAAGAATTTGTAACTTTTCCAGAAGATTTTCAAGGGTATACCTATCCAAAGTGGGCTTTTAATAGGGGGTTTTCTCAGCAGACTTTAGAAGAATGGGGTTGTGGTACTAATAGGTATGATGATTTAATCATTCCAATTTATACACAGACCCAGGAATTGAAGGGATGGGTATCACGTAGAGCTAATGCTGTTCCTAAGTATCTTTATTCTAAAGGGTTTAAAAAATCTAAGCACCTATTTGGGATTAATCATCTTAAGCGTAGTCCATTTGTGTGTGTTACGGAAGGTAGTTTAGATACCATGTGGTTAACTCAAAATGGTTTCCCTTCTATAGCAATACTAGGAGCCATATTATCTAAGGCCCAGGAGGAATTACTTTCAAAACTTCCTGTAGAAGAATTGGTTATTTGTTTGGATAATGATGATGCGGGGCAAAAAGGAAAAGAACGATTAATGGCTTGCATGACACAAAATTTTGTGGTATCATATACGAAATTGCCGAAAGGAGTGAAAGATGTACAAGATGTAAAAACTAAAAAAGAGCTAGAAGCAATAATACAGAACAGAGATATTTGGTAAAATAAAATAGAAGGAGAATAACATGAGTGGAATAAGCAGAATTCAAAGTCTTAGGGAAGAAAGTAAGCAAGAAGCAGCATCTAGGGCAGCAGTCCCTTTTAGAGAAGTATGGTTTAAAGATGGTGACCAAGCATTTGTAACCTCTGTAGCTACGGGAGAAGACAATGATGTGAACTTGGATGAAGTATCTTTGTATACCTTTAGACAGGGGAACAGGTTTGTGAATCTCTTGAATGCGGATGGGGTTGATTTGAGTGCAGTACCAGCTGATTCTCGTCCCTCTAGGAAGTTTGCTTTTTGGGGATACGTACATGAAATTATTCATGGGGAAAAGCGGAATGATGATTGGGAAGAAATCTCAGGCCCAGGTGGACGCAAAATGTTTAGGGAAGTTGTAAATGATTTCAAGGTTATTTGTCTAGGATTTGGTCGTAATGATTATCTGTGGAATCAGTTGGTAGATGTGTATAATGATTGGAACTCCTTGAATAAAGGAGTCATGCGAATTAAGCGTACTGGTGCTGGTATGAGGGATACTTCATATGCTATAGCTGCAACGGCTAGAGATGGTGAGATTCCTGATGACCGAAAGGATGATGTCTATGAACTTCCCCCTATCCAAGAGTATTTCCAAGAGCGGTATGGGGCTTTGTGGAGTCCTGGCCCCTCTACTGAAGATGGAGAGTCGGAAATTAAAACTGAATCCACTAGCCTAGATTTGTTTTAATGACCAGTAGATTAGATAAGGATACGTACTTCTTAGAGATTGCCAAGACGGTAGCACAGAGGAGTACGTGTCCTCGTAGACAAGTAGGGTGTGTCTTAGTAGACAGTAAGAACCATATTGTAGCAACTGGGTATAACGGCGTTCCAACAGGGTTTCCTCATTGTATTGAGAACCCTTGCCCTGGAGTGAATTACCCATCGGGAGAAGGGTTAGACCATTGTGAAGCTATTCATGCAGAGGTTAATGCCTTTCTTCAAGTACGGTCTGACGATGAATTGACAGCGTATATGACCGTGACACCATGCTTCACTTGTGGTAAAATGTTTGCTAATAGTAAAGTAAAAAGAATTGTAGCTTTAGAAGAGTATGTACATACTCAGACAGCAAGGATGTTAAAAATGGCAGGGATAAAATCAGAGATATATGATAGTCACTAAAGAAAAATTTAATGGGGCATTACAGGATTTAGCTACTTATGATACATGGTGTGTAGATGTAGAGACTAATGGGTTAGATCCTTATGCATATAATCAAGTGTGTGGTGTAGGAATAGGGGGATATAAAGATGACCAAACTACATCTAGCGTCTACTATTTCCCTTTCCTACACCATCAAGGAACTAATTTAGGTCAATGGGAACAGACACAACTAATAGAACAGCTAAACCAAGTGGAAATATTATTAGGATATAACATTAAATTTGATTTACGCTTTCTAGAAAAGATGGGTGTGAAAGTAAATGGTCAAAAACTTATAGATGTGATTGTCCTTGTTAGGCTTTGTGCAGATATAGACGTTAGAGAATTTAGTTTAACGGAAACATTAAAGCGATACTATGGTCTTGAGGCTGCTGCATATGACATAGAGACTAAGAAGTGTCTAAAGCAGAACAAGTGGAATAAGGACTTCTCTATGGCACCTGTAGAGCTTCTGGGGCCATACTGTGAACAAGATGTCTACTGGACATTGGAGCTATATAAAAGCTGCACTAAACAGATTCTTAAGATGAACCAAGAAGGTGTAGCAGATTTGGAAAGTCAATTAACTACTGTATTATATGACATGGAAGGAAGAGGAATTGAGATTGATAAGGAGTATGCAGTACAAGCAATAGCTAAAATAGATAAACGTAGCTGTGAAGTAGAGGAGCAAATATGGAAGTTAACAGGTTCCGAATTTAATATCAGTAGCTCACAACAGGTCGGGGAAGTCTTAAATGGGTTAGGAATACATTCTCCTACTAAGACTCCGAAGGGGAAAGAATCCTGGGGAGAAGCGGCTCTGGTACAGATAAATAATCCTATTGCGGGGTTGATTAGACAATATCGCTCCCTGGAGAAATTGAAATCTACTTATTTAGAACCCTATATAGACCTAAATACTTTACACACAACTTTCTGTAATTGGGTAGTAGTTACTGGACGGCTATCTTCTAGAAGCCCAAACCTTCAGAATATTCCCAGAACCCATTTTAATTTAGTAGATAAGAAACTCACTACAGAGGAACGAGATATAGTACGTGGACGTATTGAAGCTATCGTATCCACCAAAGGTGGGGTCTTTGACACTGAGTTGGATGATGATGTCTTGGATACTTGGGGCTTTGTTGGAGACGAATCTTTCGATGAAACCAACTCATTACAAATTTCTGTTAGGAGATTGTTTGTACCTAGGTCAGAATACTCTTTGATAGGCTTTGACTATTCTCAGATGGAGGTAAGAGTCTTCCTTAGTTATCTACAAAATTCAATAATGGATGAATTGATGCGTCAAGACGGTATTGATTTTCATGGTGAAACCGCTAAGACAGCCTTTGATATGGTAGAAGGTCATTCTGAATTTAAGTTCTATAGGCAAATGGCAAAGAACATTACCTTTGGTATTATTTATGGGATTGGGAATAAGCGTTTGGCGTTACAGTTGCGTACTTCTCCACAAGAAGCCTCAAAGTATAAGAAAAAGTATTTCCAGGGTATTGAGGGTGCAAAAGAATTCATTGATAAAGTATCTAAAACCATTGAACAACGGGGATGGGTACGTAATCGGTATGGACGGTTGTATCAAATTCCTGCTGCATTAGCGTATAAAGGGGTAAATTATTTGGTACAGGGTACAAGTGCAGATATCTTAAATGAAAGGATGATAAAAGTCTATGAATATCTTAAAGATAAAAAGAGTAATATCCTGTTGCAAGTACACGATGAAATCATTTGTGAAATCCACGATGAAGAATTATCTGAAGTACCTCTCCAAATACAAAAATTATTAGAAGAAAATAGTTTAGGTATCCCACTTAAGGTGGATATAGATGTATGCCAAGGGTCTTGGGCTGTAAAAAAAGATTGGTCTAAAATAACCTTGACACCCAAACTCCCATATGCTACACTAGAAGAAGCAATAGATTGGAATTAAGGAGGAACAAATGGCTAAAGTAAGTATGCACTTAGGATTTACCTTTAGGGTAGGAGATTTATCTACAAATCAATATGGGAGAATAGATTATTCTATTGACCAGATAGACACAGAGTTACCTATAGATGACCAGTTAGACAATGTAGGGTTAGTGACAGATAAAGTTTGGGAAGTATTGAAAACTAAAGTAGATGACCAATTAGAGGTGTTGTTAGATGAAGGGAAGTAAAATCGTTCAAGAGTATGTTCTAGAAGATGTTAAAGAAGAGAGGGAGCGTCAAGACATTAAATGGGGTGACCAAATATCTAATTCACATGAATTGTGGAATGTAATTGGAGTAGAAGAAGTGGGAGAAGTGGCTAGGGCTATTTATGAGGCAGATAATATAGAGCATTTATACAATGAAATTATTCAAGTAGCTGCGGTTTACGTGGCTTGGGCTGAAAGTATAAAACGGTGGGAGGAAACTTGCTTTGAAACACACAGCTGAGGATGTTATTAACCAATTGTTAGGAGATAAGGATTTAGACTTACGAAGGGGAAGTAGTTCAGAGTTTAGTTATGGACGAATTCCTTTTGGTATACCTGCCTTAGACCGTTTGACGGGTGGTGGGATACCTAAAAAGAGAATGACTATCCTATACGGGCCAAATAACGTAGGTAAATCTTATCTGGCTTCTCAGATATGTAAGAATGTTCAAGCTGAAGGTGGAACGGCTGGATGGATTGATACGGAATTGTCTTGGGATCATGAATGGATGGCGAAGTGTGGTGTGGATGTAGAAAATATTCTAGTGGCTCAACCCTCTACAGGAGAGAAAGCTTTTGGTATAGCTAGTCGTATGATGCAAGCAGGAGTTGGGGTAATTGTATTAGATAGTATAGCAGGGCTTGTCCCGGCTGCTGTACTGGAGCCAGCTAAAACGAAGACGGTAGAGGAGGATTTTAGTTATAATCCAATGGCATGGCAAGCCAGGTTTATTAATTCATCCCTCCCTAGATTATTGCCCAATCTACAAGAAGGGTCAGCATTTGTAGCTATTAATCAAATGAGAACAGGGCTTGGTAAGGTAGCATTAGATACTATGCCAGGAGGATTAGCGCAAACTTTCTTTGCCCATTTCTTGTTACAGGTACGTAGAGTGGGGTGGTTGGAAACATCTGATAAAGAGAAGATTGGTTTTGACATGGAAATACGTTTGAGGAAAACTAAAGTGGGTGGTGAGAACTGGAAGTCAGCTATTGTACCTTTTAAAGTAGATGGTGGTATTGATATAATTGAAAGTTATATGCGGGATGGATTAGCTGAAGGCTTGATAGATAAGAAAGGGGCTTGGTATACTTATAAGGAACAACGGGCACAAGGTATGAATGGGTTGAAAACATTGATGGTAACTAATGAAGTATTATTTGCCACGCTTGTAGCTGAATTAGGGGGAAAAGATGCTATTACCGAAGGATTATACACAGCAGGAGAAGAAGATAGCGAATTGCCTGTCTAACTTAGGGTTAAGATACACAGAACAATTTAATATTCTTAAATATACAGTGGACTTCTGGATACCGGAGTTAAGTATTGTCATTGAAGCAGATGGTCAGGTAGGTCATTTAAGGAAAGCTGATGCTAAACGGGATGCTGAATTACTAGCGGGACAGGATACTAAGATATCTCAAGTAGTGCATATTTCGGCAACAGATGTCCACGTAATTATGGAGGAACTATGTCAGGTGTTAGACAAATTATAAAGAAACCCGCAAAACTGACTCAAGCTATCAATCAAGATGAATGGATATTAGCATCCTTAAGTGAACATTTAGGGCATATGAATACAAGAGTTAATCAAGGAGTCTTTTATCCATCTAATCTAGGTAACCCTTGTAATAGAATGTTGTACTTGGCCTATAATGGATTGTTACCACAACAATTTATAGAGCCTACTCTTCAACGTATTTTTGATTGTGGGGATGCTTTAGGGTATAGGTATGAAAAATATTTTAGAGACATGGATATTTTAATTGGGGCAGAGAGGGCAGTCCGTTGTGAAGACCCAGTAATTTCTGGACGTATGGACTTTGTGATTAAACATAAGGAGCATGAGCTTTCAGTAGTGGAATTGAAATCTATTAATGATAGAGGGTTTAAAGCCCTCTTAGATAAGCCTAAAGCTGACCATTTAATTCAGCTTCAAATTTATTTACATCTCTCTAAAATTGAGCATGGTTCTGTGTTGTATGAAAATAAGAACAATCAAGAAGTAAAAGCTTTTGCTGTAAATTATGATCCTACTGTGTGGGCACAGATACAAGAGAGATGTCATACTATAATGGGATTGACTGATGTACCCCTTAGGTGTACAGGATTAAAGTATTGTCAATGTAAAGGAGTGTCATGACCCAATTAAAACTAGAGAAGCGTGATAGTAAATGGAGTCCCTTTAAAGCCATAGGTCAAGCGGATAAATTTATTGAAGACTTAATGGTACCTTCTATTGGAAAGGAATTAGCAGTTGACCAGAATTTAGATTTCCCTAATCTAATGAATGCAGACAATAAAAAACTAGAGCAGTTTCTTACTATGTATGGGGGAATTAAAATGTATTTAGAAACCCAACTAGCAGATATTGAAGCAACTAAAAATGCCCTGGATGCTGCATTTAATGAAAGTTATTCGACTGCTATTTATAGACTAGCTGAAGAACGGGAAGAAGCAGGAAAAAAGAAGTTTACTCAGAATGAATTACGGGGGGCAGTACTAGATAAATACGAAGCCTTAAAAGAATTACGTAGGGATATTATTGAACAGGAAGCCATACATAGAAAGGTTACTGGTTTGAAAGAAGCGTATGCTCAAGGGTTTCAGACAGTTTCTAGGGTAGTTTCTTTGAGAACTTTTGGAGGTAACAATGCATAGAGTAGAACCAGAAGTCTTTTTAATAGCAGAGCAAAGAGTTAGACACATGGATTTATCTAGATATCTAACCCATATAGGTGCAAGCTGGTCATCGAATACTGTAAATGATTGTGAAGAACTAATTGAAGTCATGGGACGGGGCTGCTATAAATCCTTTGGGACGGAGTTAAATCCAAATATTACTAAGGTACGCACCAACAACAAAGCCTACTTACAAAATATTATAAACATAGGACATGGTTCAGTGCTTGAACATGGGTGGGTTTCTTTTATGATATGTGATGTCAGTAGAGTAGTCACTCATGAGCTTGTAAGGCACAGAGCGGGTACCGCTATCTCTCAGGAGAGCCTAAGGTTCCTTAGGCTAGAAGACATGGGTCTATGGATACCTAAAGCATATGAAGGTGACCCCTATTCGGAAGAGATTTTTGAGGAAACTTGGGAATATCTAGAGCTTCAATATACCAGACTGATAGAACGGGCCGAAGCCATTGAAGGTCAAGACTTCGATGACCTACCCTTTTCTAAAAAGAAGTATTATACGTCAGCTGCTAGAAGGGTAGCTCCTATTGGCCTTGCTACTAATATAGGATGGTCATGTAATATGAGAGCCGCTAGGCATATTATTGAAATGAGGACTGATGAACATGCAGAGGAAGAAATAAGATTAGTGTTCAATAAAATTGGGGATATATTAAAGTATGAGTATCCTGCATTGTTTGGAGATTATGAGCAAGTCCCTAATGGGATGGATGGTAATTCAGAATGGCAAACAGACAATAGGAAGGTGTAATATGGATGAGCATATTCTACTTGATTTAATAGCACAATCAGAAATTGTATTAAAGGGAATCCAGTATGGAGTCTTAGTTCAAGATATTGACATCGTTAGAAAAGCTGTGATAGACTTAAAGGAATTTGCTGACACTATGGACAGCATTGTAGAAAATGATTTCGGGGAATAAAGAGGCATTTAAAATATTTAATGGGGTAACTTCTCCTGTTTACTTAGGATTAGATTGTTCTTCTAGAGCAATTCATGGAGTATGGTTAGACAAGACGGAGAAGATTTTAGCCATGTTAAAATGGCGTAGTTCAGATTTAGAATTTGATACCCGATTTATAGAAATTTCGTTACAGTTTGCCAAAGATTTGAGTAAAATAAAAGTAATGACTGAAGCTGCGGTTGAGTCAGCTATTTTT